ATCTTCAGAAATATCTTTTAAGTAAGGTACTTCAACTACGTTTGTTCCATCTGAATAAACAATTGTTGTTTTACCTTCTGTTAAAGCTACGCCTGTTCCTGATACTGTTTTGATTGTTAAAGAATTTCCGCTGTGAGTTGAACCATCAGCAACAATATAAGTTTTTTCAATTCCATCTGGTACATTAACAACTCTTGTACCTGCTAAAGTTCCTGTTAATTTAAGAACAGCATTTCTAGCATTTGAAATTGTTGCATTAGTCATCGCTAATGTTACATCTGCTGATGCAACATCAATAGCTTCATAACCTGCAATTGCTTGTTGAATTAAGTTTAAATTTGTATTTGTTTTATCGCCCCACGTACCAGAGTTTTCCCCTGTTACCATTAGTTCGAGTGCTAAATCTGTAGAATAACTTGATGCCATAAATAACTCCTAATATTTAATAATTTTACTTTTAAGCCGCTGCTTTGTCAACAACACTCCACGTTGTACTTGCATTAGGCTCAATTACAGCCCAAGCATTTATACCCATTATACCTGTACTTGTAGTTGCTGTCACTCCTGTAGGAGTAACTAATTGGCTAATTCCAGCTAAAACATTGCTTACAGATGATGTTAATTGTTGACCTGTAACTTGAGCAGTAACATTTGTAAAGGCATCTGCATCACCTAAAGTTACTGTAATTTCAATTCCTGTTAGTGTTACATTAGCATCTCCAATTACTGTTTCAGTACCAATAGTCCAATCTAGCTGTTCTCCTGTTACAAGAACATCAATTGAAGGTGTTAATACAGCATCTGCTCCTATTGCAATATCTGTACCAACAGATTGACCCCATTCTCCATCACCCCAAGCTAACTCACCCCAAGGTTGTGCTGAAGCAGTAGTTACTTGTATCTCTATAACTTCTCCTCCAAATACTGTCCCTTCTGAAGAAGTTAATTCTTGTCCTGTTGGAGTAGTTAAAATAGATACACCTAAAACAGCTGTACCAGTTGTAGAAGTTAATTCTTGTCCTGTAAGTGTTACTGATGCATCACCTTGAGCTACTACAGTTGCGTCTCCTAATAAAGTTATACCGTCACCAACACCCCACAAACCATTACCCCAAGTTTCATTACCCCAAGGATCGTTTGAAGGAGAAGTAACTTGTACAACATTAGTTTCACCACCAAAAGCATCTCCTACTGTTGATGTAGCTTCTTCACCTGTTACTGTTACTAAAACAGAGGTTCCTGCAACAACGCCATCGGTTGCAGAACTCATTCCAATATCTGCTGGCCCTGTTACGGTAGTATCAATAGTTACATCTGCGTTTGCAGAAATTGTTACTGCATTTGTATTTGAAGTTATTGCTAATCCTGAAACGTCGATGTTAGGGTTTGCTAAATCTCCCCATTCACCTTCGCCCCAAGCTAAACCACCCCACCCAATTTGAATTTGAGCGTCTACGGTTACTGAAGTTACGGAAGTTGTTGATTCGACACCACTTGGGGCAATTATATTATTATCAGAGTTCCAAGCATTAGAACCCCATAGATTTGTGCCCCAAGTTGATGCCATTCATATTCCTGCTCGTTATTAAGCGATTCTTAATATTGCAGCTGCTGATGTGAATGCTGGAAACTGAATAGTGAATGTTCCACTAGTTGCAGTTTTGTCTGATCCAAAATCTAATACGCATACTGCTTTATTAGCATCGCTTGTATTGTAAATTAAAGCTCCTCTAGCTGTTAATGTAACACCTGTAAAAGATAAATCATCAAAATCAACTATTGCTACACCTGTGTCTAGCCCTGTTTGTTGATTTTGTAATGCTCCTCCACCCGCAACATATTCACCAGAATCAGGTACTTCCTGAGATGTTGAGTACGCTGTTGTAGCTGCTGATAAGTTTGCGTCAGATGTATATAACGCTAATTTAAAAACGTCACCACCACTTTCAAATTGATGTTGACCCTCTAGTATTTGTTGTTTGAATGAATTACAAACTGCTTGTTGTATTGCCATAATAATTTCTCCTTAGTAATTATAATTTTTTATTGCATTTGATCAGGAGATGGTGCAGGCACGACTAATCGTGGTGTCCCGTCCTGATACTCGTCTCTACGTCTTCTGCCTACTTGCTCTAACGCAAAACCTTGCATAGCTATATTATACTTGTCTGAGTACAGTTTGTACATATCCATAGGGCCTTTTAAAAAACCATACGCCTCTACTAATGTTGCATATAACAATAGCTCAGGAGCGTTATCACTAAGATAAGTAGTTGTATTTGTAGCTGATAAATGGTCAGGTGTATAAACATAACTTAACTGACAATTGTAAGCTGAAGCTGGTGTAGGAGCCATAATGATAGTAGTTTCTTTCCACATTGCGTAATATTTAGGTACGCCTGTAGCCCCTGTTGAGTTATACTCAAATATAAAACTTGTGTCTTTAGGTTCTAAATAAACCTTTGTTGTTGGAGATTGAGTGCTGTCTTCAACTAAAAATGATCTTACAATAATAGCTCTTCTAGTGCTTGTTAATCCAGATGAAGATGTAGCGTTAGGTAAATCTAAATAAGCTGAGTTAGCAATTAAACTAGCTGCAGCATATTCTCTAGCATAGTCTGCATCTACTTCTCTAAATATCTTTAATTCAGCATCTCTAATAAAATCTTCTACAATAGAGTCAGTAAGAACATTACTGTCTACTTCTGTATAATTCCTAATCTTAGCTACTAGTTCTGCAAATGTCATATTATACTGTTACTGTAACACTCCCTAAATTACTTGTTGAACTTGATCCTGTAACTAATGCTTTGTTTATTGGAAAAGAAATAGTTACTTCACCTATACTAACTCCAGCTTGTCTTTTAGCATTTTCAACATCAGGTGATGTTCCTGGTTGCATACCATTAGACAAAAATTGTCCAGGCCAATATTGTAAATCAAGAGATGCAATAATTCCAGTTCCTCTAGAAGTATCTGGTCTAGCTCTTTGTAGTCCTTGAGGATCTCCTCCTCTTGATCGTATTTCTAGTTGAGGATGTTTTGCCTCAAACTCAGAAAAATGGACAATAGAACCGTTCCATTCCTTAACCATTTCATTATAAGGAAACTGCATACCAGATCTATCTGATATTGCTAATGATCTACTTCCTTTTGCAAAATTAGCCATTCGTTCTCCTATACATTTGGAAAGTAACTTTGAGGAGAAATGTATAAAGAAGTTCTAGAACCATCTTCGTCTAGTGCTCTTTTCATTTCATCTTCATAAGCTAGTTTTAATAATTCTGCTCTTTGTGGAGAACGTTTAATTGCTAAATAATAAGCTAGTCCTGCACACATACAAGGTATAAATCTATAAGCTACATCTGCTGTATTTGTGTAAGCACCTGAATCTTCAATTCTTTTAATTACATAATATTTTAAATAAGTGTATGTACTTAAATCAGGTGTTTGATATAAATAGATAACAGGTGTTGTTTGTCTATCTACATAATATTGTGAAGGTTGTCCTTGAGTGCCTTTGTTTGGTAAAGCGGCATAAGTAGATCTATCAATTTTACTTAATGATAAATCATTTGTAGTAGTTCCTGGTGTACCTGAAGTACTAGATATGTAAGCTTCTAAAACATCACTAACATCTGTGTTTACAGTATAGTTAGCTTGACCTTGAACCAAGGCCACCTGATCTAATTCTACTTTCCATAAGTGCACACCTCTATTACCCCATTCTGAGAATAAAATATTTAAACTTCTTCTGGCTGATTTAATATCATAACCAGAATTAATTCTAATACCTATTCTTTCATAGGCTTCTTCAACTATCTCATCGATAGATAAATTAAAAGATGTTGTGCCGCTTGTAGCCATTTACTATTTCTTTTTCTTATTTTTCATTTTTTTCTTAGACATCATCTTACCATAAGAAGCCTTCTCTTTTTTAACAGAAGCCATTCTTGCATAAGCATTTCCGCCACCTGGTGTCATTTTCATCATAGTTATCTCCTTTTTTAAATTAATCCTTTGTAATAATCTTTATAAGATTTATTAGAGTATTTCTTACCATCTAATTCTACATCAATAAACTTACCTGCATAAGCCTCTGTTGTTTCAACCTCTTCAGATTGTTCAATTTGTTGTGGTTTTGTTTGTCCTGATTGTTTGTATTGCACATAGTCTTGAGGTGAAGCTTGTGATGCCATAGACATAGCAGTAGATACATCTGGAATTAATCCTCCAGCAAATGCACCTTTTGGTTTTTTCTTCATAAAAGGAGTATGATAAGCGTGCCTCATCTCAAATTCTTTATCTGTTTCTGTTGGTTGTTTAATAGCTTTACCTGTGTAAGCTTTTTTAACTGGAATACAGTTAGGTACTTTTCTACCATTCTTCATCTTCATTCCAAATTGCTTATAGCCTTTCCAACAAGCCATATTATATACCTTCCTCTAAAAATACTTTAGTTTTTTTGCAGGAGCATTGTTTAATACCAAAAATTTTACAGATAATATTTTTAATTTTATTTATCATAACACTCCTTATTTGTGGCCACATTGCTATATGACTCCGTAGAAGGGTCTTTTAGCCTCTTACGGTTGTACAACTTCTTTGATTTTACCACTTTAGGCTTAAATAGTCTATTACTTAGGATTTTTGCTATTGGATTATTTCGTTTTTTTATGGGCACTGTTCTTCATTAACTTCCCATTAGGCATATAATGATAGCCTTTAGGTGCTTTCTTTTTTCTAGCACCTCTTAATTTACCATCTACTTGTTTTGTCATTTGTGATCTTCCGATTGCCATATTAGTTCCAAGGTTTATAATTTACCTTACCATCTTCTCTATAAGCAATCAAGGATTCCTTTTTATTTAAATCTGTTGAATAACTACAATGAACCCACCCTGATGATGGTTCTCCTTCTTTGTAGAACTCAAGAATTATCTGATTCCAAATAAGGTTATCCCTAATCCATTGAGCTAATTCCTTATTATCTATTCCTGGAATTTCAAAGTCAGCTGCTGCTGATTTATTATCTGCACAATGCTCGCTGGTAATTTTTGAACCTATCTCAATACACAACTGAGCACAACGAAATCCCGAACTTATAATCAGAGGCCTGTCGAAATGACTACGGATTGGTTGTAAAATATTTACTGCCAATGCTTTTAAATTTTCTATTTGCATTGGTGATGGATTATTATTGATGCCTTTACGTTCGGCAACTTGTGA